TGAGGTAGGGCTTCCCCTTAAATGCACCTATCTCACCAAGTTGCTCAACAGCTTGTAAATATAGACTCTTACTTTTGTATGATGTGCAGATCTTCCTCATCGAATTCCATATCGTAACAGCGCCAATCCCTAATTCTTCAGACAAACTATCACCTTTGCGATAGAAGCTGTTCTCACAAGGAGACATGAACTTGTAGAATCCCAAAGGCATCTTGCGGAATCTATATTCTAAAGCTGAAAACAAAAGAGCCGCAGCCCTGGACTTCAATGTTTTGTGGGTAGCCATATTATATTTGAAGAATGATGACGGCATCGAATTCGATGATGTTCCTATTCTGGACAGAACTTTAGTTGTAGCGGACACTGTGTCGCACAGAGGAGGAGAGAGGTAGCGAGGTAGAGCCACAGGATATGACCTTTCATACTAGGATAGTACAGTTAACAGATAAAACAATTTATTGCATGGTTACCATACCAACAGAAGAAGGGAAATTAATAGTATAATTTTATCTTGTTTTGCAAATTATCAGCTTGACTTGATGCCAATTGCAACTTATGATTATCAAAAAAGAATTACCACAGATAGAAAGAACAAACATCGTGAAAAATATTAAAATTAAGAAACATAGACCAATCCTAAAAATAATCAGAACTCTTATGGATGTACCTCTAAACAAGATCACTTACTTCAGCGGGAGACATATACCCGGCATTAATGCAATGGAGAACGGAACGACAAAGCATCCACTTGAAAGTACTATTGTTTCAATTTGCGAGTCGCTTGGAATTAAAGCTGACATTGTTTTATACTCCTTTGGGTACTTGCCGAACAATGAAAAAGAAATAATCTCAAGTGATCCGTTCTTTTATCGTGAAAAAATATTAGAGTTATGTAATAATCATGAAAGTAGATATGAAGATAACATTGATGTTGATTTGCTTAATATAAGACGAACAGCAGATTATATTGAAAACAATAGATGCGAACGTACAAAAAGAGGCAAAAGGAAGAATGAGGATGATAAAAATTAATAAATTGGCACTTGCGCTAATGGTAGCAAGTACGCCTACAGTATTGGCCTCTGATGGTCTATATGCTGGCATCGCATTAGGGAACGTTCATACGCAAGCGGATGTTAATAAAACGGCTATTAATGGTTTAAATTACACCTCGACCACTGGGAAAAACTGCGCGGGCTTTGGAGCATTTATGGGATTTAACCACCCAATAGAAGGTACACCTCTATTCATGGGACTAGAAGCGAATGTTAATTCTAATAATTCGAATGTGATTTTAAGCCAAGTTCATGGGTTCCATTTTGAAGAAAAAATGACAGCTCAAACTAAATACTCCTTAAGTGCGGTATTTAAATTAGGCGTTTCCATTAATGATCTTATGATATACGCAAAAGCAGGTGTATTTAAGTCTCAGTGGAGATTAAGCTACGAAGGGCACAACCATTATGTTGCGCAGTATTCAAGTGCAACTAAGACAAATACATATGGCTCAGTTTATGGATTCGGAGCAGATCACAAATTAAATAATAATTGGGGAATTGGTATTGATCATACGGTTCAAACTTCTCAATCAATAGATTATAAGGTAGCGGATTTATCTACAAAGATTGATCCTGTGATAAACACAACATCTTTGCGATTGACGTATACTTTTTAAGAATAAATAAATTAACTATGTCATATGAAAATTTACAATGTGTGTATGAGTATGTTTGCAAAAGATATGAAAGTGTTCTCAAGGAATTGAAATATTTTCGTAAATCGGAAGATGCTACGCTTAAAGATAATAAGCTTAATCTGACGGATATAGCCACGAGAGAATTGTGGTATCTAAGAGGACAAGCAGACCTGCTTCAATCAATCATAAAGCAAATTAATGAATTAAGAAGAGCACAACGTAACAGGAAAGAGTTTATTGGCAAGCCAAACAAAAAGAAACCATATTGACATATACTTTTTGATTTGATATAAAATTATCAATCCTAGCGGGGAGGTTCGCGCACCGATGATCCGCTAGGAGGCGATTCTTTGTGAAATTTAAGTCTCTCCTCAACCAAATCAATCCCTTCTTTCGCGCTCCTGCATATAAAATATGGCACCTTTTTAAGGTCGCACCATCCTTCAAATATCTTTTGGTTATCTGTTTGCTTGCCAGAAGAAGTCTTGAATTCTATAAAAAAACAATCATTGGCGCTCATAAAGCAATAATCTGAGATTCCTGATACCTTCCCCATATGTTTTTGTTTCAAGTCAAAGCTGTAATTGGGGCGAGAAGATGGCAGAAACTCATTTGCTACATGAAACCATATATACGGGAACTTTCCAGAGAGAGTTAATTGTCTCAGGTGATTCGCAAATTCTACGCACATCTGCTGTTCGCCTTTTAAGGAAGCGTAGCTTATGGATTTGTATGGGATCAGTAGTTTTGCAAGATTATTGTTCAATTTTATAAAGATCCATTTGTTTTTCTAGGACAACTAATTTCCAGAGCCAATTGTGTAGGGCTATACACTTGTTATCAGGACAAGCATCTTTAAGCTCTTGAATCATATCTTCATGAGGCTTGGGGAATGTTGGCAATGACTTGATTATCAAGTTATCAATGTTTGGTTTCTGTTCTGACTGATATGTCGAGCAGCTTACCATAGAGATCGGCGCGAGAAGGCATAGGAGAGCTAGCGATTTCCGCTTGCTGCTTTTGGATCGTAATGATTTTATCGGCATCATATTTTATGTCTTCTATCTCTTTTTTTAAAGAATCGTTCTGCATGTCCAGTTTAGCATTTTTCTTAACAAGATAGGTGTAAATTATTAAAAAAATACTCGTTATAATTGCGGCGATCTTCGACCATGAATCCGTGATTAATGACAACATCGTTTTGTTTCCTTTGCAAAATTAACATAAAAAAATATTATAACATATTTAATTATTTTTGTTGACACCAATCTTAGCTTGTGACATATTCTAAGTGTAGATGAAAAGCATATAGGGGAACAAAATGGAAGCGATGGCACCTTTAGAAAGCACAATTGGTAAAAGCATTTTCGATAAAGTTAATAAATTGTATTCGGAATTGGTAAACAAAAAGTTATTGCAAAATTGCAGCAACTTAGACAAAAAAAGAATAGATGTAATTATTAATGAAATTAAGTATGACGCTAACAGGATCAAAAACAAAAGGTAGAGGTCATTATGTACTATGCAATTGAGTTATACGAAAAAAGCGATATGACCATTAGGGACGTTGAAGATTCGCACTTTATTGATATTGTGAGAGACTTTAATGAAGATCCTTTCAAGAAGGCATATTTCAACAAGGATATAATGGCAATTAAGCATGGGAAAATGTTGACTCTATATTATAGAGACGAAGCAAAAAGGAAACAGGGTGTCGAAGAGATCTTGAATAGGGGATTCCGAATGGCCGTTGAATATCTGTCTAGCAAATGGTTCTAGCAAATGTCCAGCGGTAGCGAATGGTGGGCGGAGGAATGCCAAAGAGAGCGAGATTTAAATTTAAACGTCCTTCTGGATGATGGTAAGTGGATGTTCCCTGTTAAGATACGAAATACAATTAAAACAATTGGCAAAAGCATTTACGATGAAGATGAAACGATAAAGGATAAAAAAGATGGAACAAATGACAGAAATGAGAAGTGACACTAAAAAAGTTTTAATGTTTAAAGGGGTTGAGATTGCGGGCGGCAAAAAAATGTCACCATTAAAGGGGATTGTTTATGGAGATAATGGCGTTGGGAAAACTACGCTTCTTTCCACGGCTAAGAATCCGATTGTTATAGACATGGAGGGGAATTGTGGTCACATAGACGCTCCCAAGTGCCGAGTAACTTCACTCGATGAATTCATCGAACTACTTAATGTGTTGCAAACCCAAGATCATGATTATAAAAGTCTTGTCATTGATTCCTTAGACTCTTTGCAGACATTCATTGGGGAGTCCATTGGAAAAAAGCACACTGCACAAGATTTAAGCTACGGCAAAAGTTCAGGCATATGGGCTAAAAACATTAAAGACTTGGTGGCAAAGTTAGAGTCTTTGAGTAACTCAAAGGGAATGAGTATTTTGTTTACAGCTCATTGGAAGGTGAAACCTGCAAACAATCCGATGACGGAAGGATACGATCGTTACGATTTAAGAATTAACGAAGAGATACGCACTGGATTTTGTAACTGGGTTCAATTCATTTTCTTAGCAATGAAGGACGTGCAGCTAGAGGATGAAAAGACTGTAGGATTCGGGAAAAGGAAAGCAAAAAGCATTGAAAGGAGAGTGTTGCACACAAGAGGAGAGCCAACATATTACGGAAAGAATGTTTTCAATCTTCCAGCTAAAATGCCGATGGATTGGGAGCAAATAACAACAAACATATTGAATTTTTACAATAACTAAAGGAATTAACAAATGTCATTAAATTTTACAGTACAAAAAGTTGAAGAATTTCAAGGTTTACCTGATGGTGAGTACCGAGCGCAAGTTGACCACATTGAGTATGTTAGAAGCAATTACGGGAATCACCATATTGTAAAATGGAAAATTTTGAGTCTTGGAGACTATGAAGGCGCGACTCACCAAGAAAGATTTAGCGTGGAGCATGAAAGCGATCAAGTTCGAAAGATTGCAATCAATAATTTTAGTAAGTTCTGTGTAGAAATTGGCGGCCTTAGAGAGGGAGATCAGCCAACAGAAGAGCATTTTCTATATAAGATTGCGAACATCGTTATCAAGGGAAGTGTTAGCAAGAGAGACGACAAAAGGTACGCCAATATAGTTCGCATGGAACTTGAAGGAACTAAGAAAGAGCAACCTCAAGCTGTAGGCCACAATGTAACCATAAAACAATTCCCTGACCCAGAAAAGACAGCTGCCGTACTAGCGATCTCTGGGATAAAGACGCTTAATGATGAGGTGCCGTTTTGAAATTAAATTATATAACAGGAGCTGCGGTAACGATAGCAATGGGATTGATATATTATATGTTATTTGAGTATGGCAGCCCAAACGATATACATCAATTTTGCGAAATGATGAGGTAATAATGAAAAGAAATATGAAATTTTCAAACGCTGGGCAAGCATTGCTAATGGGCATGGAAGGGTTTAGTGACAAGCCTTACAGGTGTAGCGCAGGTCATTTATCAATAGGGTATGGTCACAAGATTAAACCTGGCGAAGTGTTCGACACTATCACAGAAGGATCAGCCATCATGATGATGATGAAGGATGCCAAACCGTTTGAAAATTTCATTAATTATTATATTCCTGTTGATCTTACGCAGAATCAGTTTGATGCTTTAGTGATATTTCTTTTCAACATTGGAGAAGGTAATTTCCAAAAGTCAACGGTTTATACGAATTTAAAACTTGGTCATTTTGAAGAGGCTACAATACCTTGGTCAAAATGGATTAATGTTAGCGAATGGGTAATTGATCCTGTAACAGGGATTGAAAAGAAGGTGTTAGTTCCTGTCAAGGGGTTAATAACCCGCAGACAAAGAGAAATTGAACTGTTTAGGAGAAAATAAATGGCAAACATGATCAATGATGAATTAAAGGTATTGAATATACCTGGCATGGATAATATGAGCCCTATACAAAGAAACGATGTGGTTAGGATTCTTTTCAAAATGAGAGAAGAAATCAAGTCTACATTTGATAAAAACGAATGTATTAAGATGGATTTAACTCATGGTGAGATTATAGGCTTAAAAAGCACTGCTGAGTATGGAGACCTTAAAATAGGAGACTTGCCAGCTTTAGATTATGTTATCAGGAACGATGATAAGTATCGTAAGTCTGAGATTATTAATCTGGGGAATGTAGATATGCTTTATAAAGAAATGTCTTAATATGTACTACATATTTTTGGCTACTATCATATTAACTATAATTAGAATAGTCATGATAGACAAATGTCGTAAGCGTAAAAAGGGAATAGCAGGAAAAGTTACCTTGAAAAGAAATATTATTGAATTATCAAAGAAAGGGAATAATTAAATGTGGTTTTTAAGTAAATTTGTTGATCAAAAAAACAAAAAAGCATGGGAAGCGCAAGGATCTATAAATAATAATTTATTCAGCGCAATAGATGTCTGCACAAAACATATTGATAAACGAACTGATATGTATTTCGATGAGATTAGAGAATTAAATATGAGAATTGCTGTTTTGGAAGAAGGTTTGAATGCCAAACCAGTTATCACAGGTAAATTGACTTTAAGTAGCATGTCTACCACAGATGCAATCATTAGATGTTTAAAAGAAAAAGGTAATAAGTTGCATTATTCAAGGATTTACGATATGATTCAGTATTATAATCTCACAAACCCTAACGTCAAACTCCAATCCGTTAAATCTATACTTTATCAATTGGCAAGACAAAACAGAATAAGTTTATGCAATGGAACAAAAACAGGAATGTTCTTTATTTAAAAAAAATAAAGTTCACAGAGAATTATTGAATACTTCCTATGACACAGAAGAACACACGGTTGAAGGTCTAATAAAACTAGGATTCACTGTGGAGCAAGCTACTAGTTGGCTTAGGAAGATTCATTTAGATAAGTTATTTAATCAAGGAGTTTAATCAATGGCAATTTGGGATGGCAATCAAAAAGGTAGAACTATGTCTTTAAAAAGCAAACAAGAGGAATATAATTATGAGCACAGCGAGCAAACTTTTATAGATTGTTTACAAGGGAACGAATCCTTAGTTCAAGTACATTTATTAGGTGGCAAATGGTTTGTTGGTAAAATCCTTGGATCAGATGACCACACAATTGACCACACAATATTGTTTAGCAAAAAGAGAGAAGGCAATCAGATGATATATAAAACATCTATCACAACAATATCTAAATTTGAGGATAAGAATAATGGACAGTAGTTTTTATGAATTCACTTTGCATATAAATAAATTGAATAAAGTGTTTCTTGCGCATATTGATTTGCTATTAAATGATAATGGTTTTAAAAATGTAAATTCAAGGCAAGCGTTGCTATTAAGCAATATAGGAATGGATGCAACGCATGTACAAGATGCTAATTCTTTTGGTTATTATTTAGGAACAAATATATCTTATAACGTGAAAGACCTTGTTAAAAAAGGCTATATAGATAGATTAATCGACAACGAAGACAAGCGTTGCGCTTATCTTGTTCTTACGCAAAAAGGCAAGGAAATTGTAGATATTTTAGAGAGTGACAATATGTCTCAGCAAGAATCATTGCAAAAGCTTAAAATTGATGTTAATAATGTAAATGAAATCTTAACAAGATTGCAGAGAATATTTTAGGAGAACATATATGAAGAGTTTAATTGTTATTGCGATTACAAGTGTTTTGTTTAACGGTGTACATGCTAAAGAACGTAAGGTTAAAAGGCAAACATATGAGCATAATAACCCTTATACAGCACAAAACGGCTCTTCATATAATGAAGTAAACCAGAAACACAGATACAAAACTGATTATGTTAAGCCACACACCAATAAAGATGGAACAAATGTTAGGAGTTATTATAGAAGCCGGAAGAGTAGGTAATGTCCATACACTTTTGAACAAATTATGGATGATGAATTTTATCCAGAGTAACAAAATAATTTAACATAAGTAGGTATATAATAGGACGAATTCGGTTTCGTCCTAACCGATATCGGTTTAGGAGAGTAGATGAAATGAAAACATGTGCAGATAATAATAACAAAAAATGGCCAGCAATATTTTCAGTGCCAGCTATAATTGTTCTGTTAATATTAGCTTTCAAAACTTGCATTTGGACAGCAAGCGCAGTTAAATACTATATTGGAGATTGGGGAATGATATTAGCTATGCCTATATATTTCCACTATATTATAAGCCCAATATGGGATGAGTTGCAGCAATGGTATAAAGATAGGTTTTGTTAACTTATATAGTCACAGCAACAAAACTTTCAATAAATTTTTTAAAAATATTAAATATTATATATAAAGCTTCGAGAGTAGCCATTAATTCAAACAACAGAATTAAGCCATATGCTTTAACCAAATCTTCCCTTTGAGACAAAAAAAAACCATAGAGTTTGTAACAAGAAAGATCATTGTCCTATTTCTTTTAACAAAGGAAACAAAATCAAAGTACTTATTTTTTTTCTTTTTCATCTTTATTTTCCTTGTTATTTGCCATATCATCTCTAACTTTCTTAGAAAGAACATGGCTTGCTTCGGGATAATTTTGAATATCTTTCCATTGATGTTTAAGGAATGAACCTACCATATTCGTCAATCTTCTACCTAACACCTGCTTGTCTTTTATATTGTTTTTTTGAGATATTTCCGCATATTTTACCGCAGCATTTATAATTTTTCTATTTGACGCAATTCTTGATAATATATTAATGCCCGCCGGTTCAGCTAGCGCGCCTACACCAATACCATGGATATACGTTGATCCAGCTATAGTAGCAGCTGTATTGCCAAGAACAGTAAGCAAATCTTTAAACCCATTAACATCTCTTGCTGAAAGAGTGGTTTTGCTTGGATTGCCAAACTCTTTTCCAGCTGAAACAAATTCTTGAGAGATGTCAGCAAGCCTCTTCATGCCTTTGTATTGATCCCCTAAAAGTTGTTTTAACAAAGCTTGTTTTTCAGGAGCTTTGTTAAAGAGGTTACTTAACCTTGAATAGGTGATGGTTCCAGAACTATCCATAATGTTAGAAGTTAGAATTTGCTCTAACTTTGCTCTTTTTAGACCAGATATAATTTCTTTGGCCGCATCTGATTTCCCCATTATATGTTCTAATTGACGTATATTTGGAGCAGAACCCATATAGACAAAGGCATCTTTGGGAACCTCTCCTTTTAGCAGAGAAGTCGCTATATCCGTTCTCATTCTTTCGCCAACCTCTTGTTTAAAAAAAGTGTTTGCTACTTTCCTTGAGTCAACGAACTGTTTGTTTGCTACCGAACTAATGTCAGTCTCAAGTGCATTAATAAAACCATTCAAGAGCGTTTCAACACCGTGAATAGCACCCTTGTTCCTCATGCTTTGTTTGAGAGCCTGAATTTCAACAGCTAGTTGACTAGCGGGTATTTCTTTTATTTTATCACCCTTGCCCCAAGATTCTTTGATTTTCTTAATTAATTCAGGGGAGTCCTCGTACTTACTTAAGTCTGGCAACCAACCCCAATCCTTGCCTATCCTTGAAATATTTTTAGAAACAAACTGCATTTGATCCGAAGGTGAAGCCGCTGAAACCTTAGGTAAAATGGCCTCAGCTTCTTTGAAAGCATTTATGGGCTTTGCAGCATCAGTTTCTTTCAGGAAACCATCAGAATAATCATATAATTTACCAGCCTCTTTCTGAAGGGATTTTTTTTCGCCCTTTAGAAAATCTTTAGCTTGAATAGAGGAAAGCTCTCCATCAATTAGAAGTGGGTTAATTTCATCTAGTTTACGTAGAACAGAATTGATCATATCACGATCAGCGTTTTCTATAACATTGTTATAGTTTTTGTTAACAAATAAAGATTTAAGTCCAGTATTAGCTAAGAACTTTTGAAATTTACCTCCTAGAGCTACCTCAAATGGTAAATCTACACCTTCTTCCTTAGCAGCCACATTAACCTTTGAGTTGGGCTTTGCTCCTAGTGATAAAATCTTAGCCGCTCCTTTTTCAAGTGGATTAAGTTCTTTCAAAGAATTGTTTTTAGGTTTATCAGCTCTATTCAAAATATTTGATATAATATTTTCAGAGTTATCTAATATTTTTTTCTTAGCAGCAGAAATACCTTTATCACCTAAAGCCATTCCGGTAAGAGTAGCTAGGAAGTCCTCAACTATTCTACCGCTTGTCCCATCTTCAGTAAAACGACTATCTTTTGTTCCTTCAAGAGCAGCGGCTCCAGAAAAGGCAACGCCAACATGCTTACCAGCAGCTTTTAATACTTCCCACCCAGTTTTGGCTCCCTTAGCAACATTACCTAACGGGACTGAAAATTCACCTGCTGCGTTTAATATTTTGCCAGTTGTGTCTTTGGGAGCAATGTCTTTACCAGCTAGTTCATTTGCTGCATTAGCTACATCACCAGTAAGATTTGATTCTTTATAAAAGTCACGAGCACCGTATATGCCTTCTGCCGCTTTATTTAAAGTATCTTCAGCACCAGACGACACAAGACCAGCACCTTTAGCGGCTAGTTCCGTTACGCCTCCGGCAACGTTTAAGGCCGGCGCAGCCACATAATTATTAACAAGATCAGCACCAAAGGCAGGAATGTTAGCAACACCTTGAGCAAATTGTAAAGCACGATCTCCATATCCTAATTGTTCTCCATCGACTACTTCACCACCCATTTGTTTTGCTTTTTCAAGATTAGACTCAGAAACTTCGCCAATCTCCCCAGTATCAGGACGTTTGACCTTATACATCTTCTCAGGTTGTTGAGCCACTTCAGGGCTAATATCTGGTTGGCTCTGGGTTACAGGTTCTTGAGTCTGGATACCTTGAGGTTCCTCAACTGGCTGTGGATTAATATTTGCGCTTTGATTTACAGGTTCATTTTGGAGTAAATCATCAATGACTTGACCACCCATAGCAATAGCTTGATCTAGATTGTGGTCTTCGACTTCACCGATTTGGCCTGTGTCAGGGCGTCTTACTCTATAGATTGTTGGTCTAGCTGATGGTGTCATGATACGGGCTTCCAAATATTAGACCATTCATCTTGAGGTTGAGGTTTTGGAGACTCCGCTTGACCACCTCTAACTTCCTGGGTGCTTTCTTTATACTGATCTGTGATTCCTGATCCAATATCACTTTCAAGACGGGCCATTCTTTCCAAATTGTTTTCTAATGATTCTCTAGCTTCTTTCTCCATGAGATCAACAATATCAAGGAAACCTTTAGCAGTCATATTTTGGTTTGCTACAGCTCTGCCACCAACCTTTTCAATATACATGTTAGGTTGGGCAAAACCATTAGCCACATCAAGGGTCATCTTATTAACGTATTTAACCAACTTAGTAATAGCGTCTGCTTTTTCTGGAGCCATTTTCTGGTGAGCGGTTCTTAGGAAATTATCCATATATCCAGGCTCTTTGTCATTCCGCCATAGAACCTGCCCAGCTGATTGAAAGATATCAGAGTGTTTAGTTGCTATCTCTCTAATATCAGGAACAATACCCAAGAACTCTCTAGAAGCATCAATCTTTTTACCAAAAGCCTTAACTAATGACATGTCATTCTTTAATGCCATAAAGTCATTTCTTCTTTTGGTTTGTTCTAGCTTATCTTTCATAGTGCCATATTTTAAAGGAGCCTCAGCTCTATTGTCAGCTAGCTTCTGTTCCTCAATGTAGTTGTGTTGAACGCGCTTAACGGTTTCTTCACCAACAAGGTTACTCAAGCTATAAGCAATAATCTCACCATCTTGAGTGCGTAAATTAACAATAGGTGAATTAGGAACATACCCTATGTAATCACCTTTTATACGAGGATCAGCAATTTTGGCCTGCTCAATGATGTTACGCATACGTTCGTTGCCAGTTGCGTAATCCATGCCACTGTAAGCAACTTCTAAGCCACCTACAGCAAATGGTTTCACCGTTTCCATGCGCCGCTCTTCTTGTTCGTACCATTGGTTCTGCTTAAGGGCTTCTCCTTGAGCTTGCTGTAGATAATTTACAACATTGGCATGCTTTTCATATTTGGATTTCTTCTCGGCAGTGGCTTTAGTTCGAGAGCCATGAGCTAACCCTTTAGAAAGGCCAGCAGCTAAGTTGGCACCAAGACCCCTAGGGCGTTGTCCAGGAGCACTAACGCTATTGCCAATATCATCAAATAAGGCAGCATCATCCTCATGCGGACTGCGTAAGGCAGCTTCATTTTTATATCTATTGTTTTCAAGGTCACCTGAATTCTTTATAGAATTTTCAAGACCCATTAAAGCAGTATGTTTGTTATCATTAGCCATTTTATTTCCTCTAACTCTTAAAACAATCGTCCGACGGTATCGCTGCCAACACGTGGGCCATAAGCACCTTGGGAAGAAGGCATGAAACCACCACCTCCGCCGCCCATTTCACTCATTCCACCTGATAACCAAGCCCCACCTAAACGGCCTGCCGTACCCATAGCCCATTCACCGAATGAAGGCTGTCTGTTATTATACTCATCCATCTTAGCTTTATTATTAGCCTGAATAGCATTAACTTGCATGCCATATCTTTGATTTTGCACATTATTTTCAGCTTGGTAGGTATTAAGAGCATCTTGCTGAGTCTTATCTTGCAAAGCTTTCCAGTCGTTATATCTAAGAACATCAGAACCAACCTTAAATTGGTTTCCCCTCTCTTGAATAGCTTGTAGTCGACGTTGGTTTTGATCTTGCTCGTCAGCTTTATTCAAACCGTATTCA